CTAAGCCACTATCTATTATTGAGCAAGCTATTGACATTATAAAGCAGATTGAAGACTAAAAAAGCAACGTAAAAACAAATTAATATTTAATAATAAAAACAAGATGACACCTAAAGAAGCATTAACAAAATTAACAATGTTGTTTAGCAAAGAAATGGCAGCACAACAAGCTAAGTTAGAAGATGGAACTATCATATCGTGGGAAGGCGAATTGAAAGAAGGCACAGCGATAATGGTAATTGATGAAGAGGGCAATATGTTACCTGCACCTGATGCAACACATACATTAGAGGATTACACATTAGTAACAACGGTTGGCGGATTAGTAACCAAAATCGAAAAGAAAGTAGAAGATGGAAAGAAACCCGAAGAAATGTCAAGCGAATTTGAGCAAATCTTCACTAAGCACATCGAACAATTTAGCGGTGTAATAGGTAGAGTTGAAGCATTAGAAAATTCATTTGCAGAATTAAGCAAAGTAATTGCAGATTCAAAGGTAGATGTTGAAAGCAAGTTCAGCAAAGTAGTTGAATTAGTTGGAGAGATTGCAAAAGAACCAAGTGTTGAAACACCTGCACCAAAGAACGTATTATTTAAAAAAGACAAGCCTGCAAAATCAGCGATTGACTTATATATGGAATTTAAAAAATCACAAAATAAATAAAAAAAAATTATGGCATTTAACGTAACAGGATTAACCAATTACACAAAGACCAATGAGCAGATGCTTATTGTTAAGTCTTTCTTCACCCCGAAAACTGCAACTTACATGCAGAAATTAACAGGCGTAAAATCTGTTATTCAAGTACCTTCATTAGCAGATGATATGTACTGGACAAGTAACACGAGTTGTGGAATTTTATCAGTATCAGGTGACACTACAATCTCTACAAGAAATCTAACAGTAGGTAAAATCAAGATTGAAAAATCATGGTGTATTGCAGACTTAGAAGCTAAGTACACTCAATTATTATTATCACCAGGTTCACAATACGAATCATTACCAGGCGGTATTGATGAAGCATTTATGAATTTCATTATGGGTTCACAAGGTGAGAAAGTAGAGATTGCACTATGGCAGTCAGTATTGAATGGTACAGCAGTTGATTACACTAATAAATTTGATGGTTTAATTCAAATCATTGGTGCAGCAAGTGGAACTATTCAAGCAAATGCAAGTGCATTCATCACACCTGTAACAGCGATTACAGTATCAAATGTAGTTTCAGTATTACAAGCTATTTATGCTGCAATACCTGTTCAAATATTAGACAAAGAAGATTTAAGAATTTTCATTGGAACTGATGTAAGCAGACTATATCAAACAGCATTAGTTAATGCAAATCTTTTCAACTTTATTCCAAGTGCAGATGCCTTAGGTGAGTATTACTTACATGGAACAAACGTAAAGATTGTACCAGTACCAGGATTGAGCGGAACTGCTAAAGCATACGCATTAAGAACATCTAATATGTTTATGGGGGTTGACTTAGAAAATGAAGAAGAAGAATTGAAGACATGGTACTCATTAGACTATGATTCAGTATTTATGAGAATGAAATTCAAATTAGGAGTTCAAATTTCTCAACCAACAGAAATAGTAAGATTCACAATATAATTTAAGGGGGTTAATAGCCCCCTTTTTAAACTTAAAAGGAGAAATAAAAATATGCCATGTGCAATAGTTAGTTCATATGCCTTAGACTGCAAAGATGCAGTTGGAGGTATCAAAAATATTTACATTACAGAACTTGCAAATGTTACAGCAGTAACAGAAAATGCAAGTGGATTTGTGACAGCAATCACTAAGTCAGCAGGAACAAAGTTTTACAAGTATGCTTTACTGCCAAGAGCCAAAAACGATTTTACTCAAAACATTATGGCAGATGCCGCATTGGGAACAGTTGCATTTGAGCAAACGATTAATACAAACTTTACTAAGTTGGCTTATGTAACTCAATTTCAATTACAGACTTTGATTCAAAATAGATGTTCAGTTATAGTAGAAACTAAATCGGGTCAATACTTTTTATTTGGCAAAGAGAATGGTGTTGAAGTAACCGCAGGTAGTGCAGCGAGTGGAGCAGCGATGAATGAGTTCAATGGTTATATCCTAACCTTTACAGGAATGGAAAAGGCATTAGCAAATGAAGTTAGCTCGAGTATTATCGCAGCATTATTGACTTAAAATTAGTAATCATATTTCATAAAATTAGCCACTCTTAAATGGGGTGGCTTTTTTTTATAGCAAAATTTCAGACGAGTTATATATATAAGTAGTGATAAGAATTAGACAAGAGGAAATTCAAAATATTTATGTGACTTTAACCGAGAATAAAATCGGAACAAGTCCATATTATTTACTTGAATGCACGAACCAAGTTACAAACGATATTTCATATTGTATTATATTTGATGACCAGAGTCAATATAAAGAAAGGTATAATGATTTTAATATATTTATAGATTCAAATAATACTAATAAAGGTTTAGATAAACATTTATACTTACCTTATAGTGGTTTTTATACTTACGTTATATATGAAACTAATTTAACTGAAGAAACATATGATGATTTAGCTTCAGCATCGGAAGCACAAGGAACTACTCTTTTAGAAACTGGTTTATTATGGTACATTCCAACTGCTCAAAATAACACTGAATATAATCCAGCCGATTCAACTACCTTTGTTTACACACCACAATAAATGACAGATAAAAAAGAATATAATCCGAGTGTAATGGTTCTTAAATTTACGAATGATAAAGTACCGACATTTGTTGAGCCTAAGTCTTCGCAAAGATTAAAGTATGTAAAGTATGGAGAGAACAATAACTATCCTAATTTTTTACTTACATTATTCAACCGAAGCGCAAAGCATAACGCAATATTAACAAGCAAGCAGCAATACATAACTGGTCAAGGTTGGATGTTTGATGAGTTAGGAATGGAAGGCGAAGAAGTAGTTGCATTGAAAGCATTTATAGATACACCTAATCCTTACGAAACACTAAAAGACTTACTTAATAAAACAGACTTAGATTGTGAAATATTTGGAGGTTGTTATCTTAAAATAGTAAGCGACAAAAAAGGAGGTATTTCAGAAATTTATCACGTTAATTATTGTGATGTAAGAAGCACAGAAGATAACAGCGAATTTTATATTAGTGATAAATGGTTAAATAGTGAAGGTGGAGAGAATACTAATATCAAAGAAGATGAATACAAAACCTTACCACCATTCGACCCGAGTTTAAAAAAGTTACCGAGTGAAAGTATATACTATTATAAATCGTATAGACCTAACATCAATACTTATACATTACCCGAATACATTGGTGCAATTCCTGCAATTATTACTGATGCTGAAATAGCTAATTTTCATAGAGCCGAAATTCAAAATAGTTTCAAAGGTTCTAAAATGATTGTGTTCAAGAATGGTGTACCGAGTGATGAAGAAATGAAGTCAACAGAACGAAAGTTAAAAGCTAAGTTCACACCAACAGATAACGCAGGCAGTATAGTAATTGATTTTGTAGACGACCCACAAAGAGTACCTGAAATATTAGATCTTGCAGCAGGTGATTTTGATAAGAAATACGAAGCGTTAAATGATACGATACAACAAGAAATATTTGTAGGACATAAGATTACATCACCTATGCTATTTGGTGTAAGAGTAGAGGGGCAATTAGGTGGGCGCAATGAAATGGTTGATGCTTACAATCTATTCGCTAATACTTACGTTAATCCTAAACAAAGAGTACAAGAAGAAATATATAATCTATTCGCACCAGTTAAAGGAAAGCTAAAAATAAAAGCATTAGAACCAATCATGCCAAGTTTTAGCGAACAAACTTTAATGACCATTCTAACTAAGGATGAGATGCGAGAAATTATAGGTCGCAAACCTTTAGACATTCAAACCAATGTTAACTCAACTATTAGCGATGCTTTAAATTCATTAAGTCCTTTAGTTGCGAATAAGGTATTAGCTTCATTAAGTCAAGATGAGATTAGAAGTATAGTAAACAAGCCACCATTAGCAGCCGATGCAGTTCTTCCAACAGATACAACAGCGCAATTCTCAAAGTGTTCACACGATGAAATAGCAGATGATGATTTGGACTTTAGTATCTTCTCAAAATATGGCGAGCCTATTGAGAATTTTGTAAGCATTAAGCATAAGAAGTTTATGTTTAGTTCGCAGCAATTCGCATTGACTAAACAAGACAATGGAGTTTTAGATTTAGTGCAGAAAACACCTAATATTACGATTGAAGATTTAACTAAGATTTTAAAGACAGATAAGACCTCAATCATTGAAAGTTTGACAGCATTAGGGGATGAGGGTTTGATTGATTTAGATAGTGAAGGAAAAATAAGTTTAACAAGGTCGGGCGCAAGAAAAGTAGTACCAAGTTTTCAAGAATTATATATCCGTTATAGATACGTTTTAAGACCCGATGCACCTGCATTAGTTAAAGGTGGAACAAGTAGACCTTTCTGTGAAGCAATGATGGCAAATCCACGTTATTTTTCAAAGGATGACATAGATAAAATTGGTCAAGAATTAGGGGCAATATATGGAATACCTAACTATGATGCTTTTCGTAGACGCGGTGGATGGTATCACGACCCTAAACAAGATGTAAACTTGCCTTTTTGTAGGCATATATT